GCTAACCTCTCGCTTTGTCATGGCGACTCATCTTAGTGAGCAACTTGGCAGGAGAAGGATACTTAGCAAATACGAGCACGTATATCATCTTGACGGTGACTCCACGAATAATGAACTGAGTAACCTGAAGCTAGTGCAAGTCAAAAAAGGGTATGAGAACGAGGGAATTCGCATGACTACTTTAAGACGAGCAGAACGACTCAGAGAACTAGGCTTTACGAAGCAAGCCGAACGACTAGGGAGAAAAGTATCACATCAGTTTACGCCTAGAACTCGTGAGTGACAGACTAAAATATAATACGGTATACTTCTTATTATGTTGATGTTTGTTTATACAAAGGAGAGGAGAGGACAACTGCATCTAGGCATCCATCCCCCCGTTGCATTGACACCTGGTAGCACTTCATGGTATGATTGTCAGGTCATATAAGTAATAGACAGCTACGGCTTGAGTGGAAGGAGGATATATTGAGGAAGTCATAATCATAGGAATCATCGTAGGAGTCCCAGTGGTTACAGTCACAATACTCACTCTAATACAAGGAGAACGCAAACATGACACAAGAAAAACTCATCACTAGCAGAAACCTGATAGACAGTGACATTGGACCTCTACGCAGGCTGACAGGAATACTGGACTCCATGCCAGCAGAGATGAAGCCCGAGGACAAGACAAAAGGCTACAAGGCTAGTACCCAGGTTACGCTGAACTTAAAGGATATAGAAGTCCTAGAGGCGGTAGAGCCTTACCACTTCCCAATCTTCTCCTCTCGACCACTTACTCTCTCCAACAGAAGGAAGAGTATGTGGGGAGTGCTTGCCGACTCTTTCAATGTCATCGCAGATATGCAGTACACCAAGGAACAGCTAGACTCAAACAGTCCTAACTACATCAAGCCGAGTGCTAGACCTGACATATCCGAGGCCATTGGTAAGAGAGTAGGCCTGGTCATGGCAGATGGAAAGGAGGGTAGGCCGCAGCCGCCTGAACTGTTCGACGGTAGGGCAAATGACGGCAAGGGAGGAGATGTCCCTAGGCCATGCTGGACGTTCTACATGGTAGAGGGCCTTGGACAGGTAGGAACCAAAGGAGTGACTCCGCTGGAGAAGGCCATGCAACTACTAGATGGCCACACCCTGGCAGAGTTCAACTCCCTAGCAATGGCAGAGCAACTGATTAGAGGGGACGTACAGTTGCTTCAGTCCATTGGGATGCCTCCCAGTGCCAAGGCCTCCTTCTCCAGTACGATGCTGGCGAGTAAGCAGTTCACCAAGGACACGAACGAAGTATTCCACCGCATTCAGCCTACTGGATAGGAGGAGCGGAGTAGGAGAGGGATTGAGGTATGGCAGTTCCTCTCCTACTTCCAACGACATATGAGAAGGCAAGAGAATCCAGAACTCACACGGAGAATACTCAGGCACCTAGCAGACCTCTACAAGATTAAGGAGGTTAGGGAGCCGAATCATCTGAGTACATATGTATATTGTAGAACCAAGGCCTTCCTTGACCAGAAACAGACAATAGAACCTACAGATGATGAGGTAATGCTCTTCGCACTAGGCTATGGCCTACAAGATGTGCTTACTCCAAAGTCTGCCAGGGCTCCAAAGTATGAGGATGAGGGCATCATCTACAGACCAGACATGAGTTTCACTCCTGCGCCTGCGGAAGTAGAGCAGTTAGTAGAACTGAAGACGACTCGCAGGTCAGCCAAGTACCACTTCGTAGATGAGGAGATTCCAGAGACCTGGCTGGAGTATATGATGGGCGGTTGCCATCTGAGAGGCACAACGCAGTATGACCTGATAGTGCTCTACATGATGGGGGCCTACTGCCTATCTCCAGACACTCTCGTACTGATGGCTGACCTAACTTGGAAGGAAATAGGAGAGCTAAAGGTAGGTCAAGAACTTGTCGGAGTGGACGAGTACCCCGACCAAGGTATAAGAGGTTGGAGAAGAAAACTTAGGAGAGCCGCAGTCACATCTATAGGCACAAAGATACTGCCAGCAAGAAGACTGTACCTCTCCAACGGTACGAGTGTAGTGAGTAGCACAGAACACTTGTGGCTTAAACAGAGGTACATAGGAGAGCAGGGAGGCCCACACTACTCACCTCGCTGGCAGTCCACCCAGAATCTCCGAGTTGGAGATAGAATAAGGCAGCTATGCTTGCCGTGGGAAACTCTTACCACCTATGAGGCAGGATGGCTAGCTGGAGTACTAGACAGAGAGGGCCATGTTGAGGGTGGCCATGGGCTACGAGCAGGCTTCTCGCAAAAGGACAATATCGTAGCTCTTCAAGCAAGAAGAATCCTTGAGGAGGAACTCGACATCTGCATGACCGAATCATGGAATGATAAGTCAGGAGTATGCAGCTTTAGAATAACTGGTATGGTCGAGACTTTAAGGCTCATAGGCTCAGTGCGACCTGCAAGACTCCTCGAAAACCTCCGTTGGGAAGGGGTTTCACTCCCACAAATCAACTCTGCACTGGAGATAGAAGGTATAGATGAGTTAGAGGACACTGAGGTAGTCGCCATTGGTACTAGTACCAAGACGCTAATAGCTAATGGGCTAGTATCCCACAACTCGCCTCCATTTCCGCAGATGTATGCTGATACCTTCTTCTTCTCAGATGGGGAGATAGAGGCGAACTGGGGCAAGCTACTCCAAAGGAAGAAGGTACTGGATACTGCCATAGCCACTGGGCAGATACCTGCACCATTCCAGAACAACTACGCCTGGGAGTGCCATTTCTGCCGCTACAAGTTAGTCTGCACAACCATCGCCCAGGCTCAAGGACTACCTATCCCTGAGGAGAAGAAGTAATGGAGAAAGATGACATTCTGGGCATAGTGGCGATAGTGGGCGAGGAAGGCACTGGCAAGACCAGCATGGCTCTATCCTTTCCACGGAAGATAGTCCACTTCGATATTGATGTGGGAGGATTCAGGCGGGCAGCATGGAGACTGCCAGACGCCATCAAGGTCAAGTTGCTGAGGGCCGACGAGAAGCTGACTGATATAGACAGCAGCCAGTATGACATCGCCTCCAAACCTTACCCAAAGCCACTGCAGCTGGAGAAGCTTCTTGGGCAGCAAGTAGAGAAGGTCAGCAGCAGGATGCTAGTCAAGTTCCCTAAGAAGGTTGAGGGGATGAAGGAGTTGTGGCAGACGATAGTGATAGACTTCGTGGCAGCGTGTCAGATGCCAGAAGTATGCACTATTGTGTTTGACTCGGCTACACTGCTATGGAATATTACTCACAACTCAGTGCTGCAAGAGGCCCAGGAGCGGCAACTCTACCGCTACCAGCTAGACCACAAGGGCCAACCATTTGACGAGAATGACTTTAGGGAAAGGCTCCAGGCGATTGAGTATGGCCCTGCGAATGAGAAGATAACTCAACTCTTCCATACTGCAAGGTCCTTTCAGAAGAATCTTATCCTGACCCACTACCCTACAGATGTCTATGGCCCAGTGCCTGATGGCAAGGGAGGATTCGCAGAAGGGAAGACAGGCGAGAGGACTCTGGATGGATACAAGAGTACAGGTAAGCTGGTAGATATAGTAGTATGGACAGCAGTGAAGGAGCAGACAGAGCAAGAAGGAAAGAAAATAAAGACCCTCATTGCCAAGTTTACTAAGTGTGGAGTTGAGGGCATGGGGCTAGGCGCAGTTGGGATGGAGATTCCTGCCACCTTCGAGGGGATAGTGAACCTAAGAAGGCTACTGAGAGGCGTGAAGAGCAGTGCCTAGTCTCTATGTAGCTGCTAACTCCTCTCACATGGCCTATGTTCTGGATGGTGGAGGTAGAGGCTATTGCCGAGTACCTCCCATTATGGAGATAGAGTATCTCGCAGTCATATATGGACTGAATGAGTACTTTCTAAAGTGGAATAGGGAGTTGGATGCAAGGCAGGACAACTATGACCCTGAGACAGGAGAATTCTATCATGTAGCTACTCCAGCACAACAGACACCAAGGCCACTGCCGCCCCCAGTACTAGTGTACTCTAGCAGTGAGACAGTAATCCGACAGCTACGGCATGAGTGCCGTATAGCTAGTCCTATTCTGCTAAAGTTAGCACGGCAGGTTTGGCAGATGACACAGAATGTACAGGTTAAGTTTGAGTGGGTGAGCAAGAAGGAGAATCCTGCTAGAAAGATGCTACCATAAGGAGGAGATAGATGTTAGTCAATCACACTGCCAAGAGCATAGACATCGAGAGGCGAGATGTCAACTACATCCTACCCCAGTACATCCGCAGCTACCTATTCCATATGAG